GCGATGATCTTCTGGTTGAAGACACAGGCGCAGTGGAAAGAGACCACTGTCGTTGAGAGCAGCAGAGCGCCACTTGAAATGCTCACCGATGCCGAACTCGAACGTATTGCCCGCACAGGCGGCGACGGAACTGCTGCGACGCAGGACAGCCCGTCAAAGCCTGATCGCCTTCACTGAGTACACGAAGCCGGATTACGAACCGGCTCCCCATCACAAGCTGATTGCCGCGAAGCTGGAGGCTGTCATTCGTGGCGAGATCGACCGGCTGGCGATATTCATGCCTCCGCGTCATGGCAAGTCGGAACTGGCGTCACGACGCTTCCCGGCCTTCGCACTGGGGCAGAACCCGAAGCTGTCGATCATCGGCGCTTCGTACAATTCGGATCTGGCCAACGACTTCGGGCGGGAGGTCAGGAACATTGCCCGGTCTCCGGAATGCCGGAACGTGTTTCCCGGTCTGGACCTGGCGCAGGACAGCACGGCGGCGAACCGCTGGCATACGACAGACGGCGGCGGTTACGTGGCTGCGGGTGTCGGGACGGCCATCACGGGGCGCGGTGCGGATATCTTCCTGATTGACGACCCTATCAAGGACCGGGAAGAAGCGGACAGCGAGCGGCGACGGGAAATGATCCGGGGCTGGTACGGCTCCACGGCTTACACGCGGCTATCCGCGAACGGCGCAATGGTGCTGATCCAGACGCGGTGGCACGAAGACGACCTTGCAGGCTACCTGCTGGAGGAAATGAAGCGCGGCGGGGACCATTGGGACGTTCTGAACCTGCCCGCGATCGATGATGACGGAAAGGCCCTATGGCCGCAGCGGTTCGACCAGAAGCGGCTGGCACGGATCAAGGCGGCTCTGCCGGTTCGGGACTGGTCGGCACTCTACCAGCAGTCACCGGCACCGGACGAGGGGCTGTTCTTCAAGCGGGATTGGTTCCGCTGGTACGACGAGCCGCCGAAGCATCTGCGGACCTACGGTGCCAGCGACTACGCGGTATCCGAGGGCAAGGGTGACTTCACGGTTCACGGCGTCATGGGCGTGGATGCGGACGACAACCTGTTCGTCCTGGACTGGTGGCGGGGGCGCTATTCGCCGGACGTGTGGATCGAGGCATTCCTGGACCTGATGGACCAGTGGAAGACGCTCAATTGGGCAGAAGAACAAGGGCAGATCGTCAAGTCGGTCGGCCCCTTCATCGAGAAGCGACAACGGGAACGACAGGTGTATGGCGCGCGGGAACAGTTCGTCAGTACGGCGGACAAGCCGACGCGGGCGCGGTCATTCCAGGCGCGGGCAGCGATGGGCAAGGTGTATCTGCCCCGCAACGCCCCGTGGCTGGCTGATCTGATGGCGGAGCTACTGAGCTTCCCGGCTGCAAAGCATGACGACCAGGTAGACGTTCTGAGCCTGTTCGGCCGGATGCTGGATGACCTTGTGTCGGGTGGTCGGGATCGACCAGACACGAAACCGAAGCGGGACCGCTGGGCGCGCCTGCTGGACGATGACATTGATGAATCGGATTGGAGAACGGCATGAAAGACGATGCGCTGTTGTCCATGCTCACGGAATGGGTGGAAGAGGCGGAAGACGCCACCATTGAGCCTCGCAAGCGTTCCGAACTGGACCGGAACTATTACGACGGTGTGCAGTGGACCGATGCCGAGGTCCGCACACTGAAGCAGCGTGGCCAGCCGGTCACGACCGACAACCGCATCAAGCGCAAGATCGACTATCTGACGGGGCTGGAGAAGATCAAGCGGACGGACCCGAAGGCGTTCCCGCGCAACCCACAGGATGAAGACGCCTCACAGGCTGCAACGGACGCCCTGCGCTATGTCTGGGAGAACCAGAACGGCGACGGCATCAGGTCGGACGTATGGGAACACATGCTGGTCGAAGGCTTCGGCGGCGCGGCTGTCGAGGTCAAGCGGAACCGCAAGAGGCAGGTTGAGGTTGCCCTGCGTCTGATCCCCTGGGACCGGCTGTTCTATGACCCGACCAGCGCACGGCATGACTTCTCCGACGCGCGGTACATGGGTGAAATCGTGTGGATGGACTTTGAGGTTGCCAAGGCGAAGTTCCCGGACAGTGCGCGCGAGCTGGAGATGTCGGCAGACCTTCAGGGGCGTGGGCAGGGCGAGACATACGACGACAAGCCCCGGTGGATTCACGGCAACAAGCGCAAGCGGGTGAAGATCGTCACGTGCTGGTATCGTGATGGCTCAGGCAACTGGTCGTTTGCGCAGTTCACGGCGAACGTGCTCATCAAGAGCGGCCCGTCACCCTTCCAGACAGAGGATGGGACGGCCTGTCCGCTGATTCTGGTCTCGGCCTACGTGCAGCGCGATAACGAGCGTCAGGGCGTGGTCAGGGACATGCGCCCGCTACAGGACGAGGTGAACAAGCGCCGGTCGAAGCTGCTGCACAACCTGATTGCCCGGCAGATCATCATGGACGATGGCGCGGTGCAGGATGAGCGCGCGGCAAGGCGGGAACTGGCCAAGCCGGACGGCTTGATCAAGGTCAATCCCGGCAAGCGTTTCGAACCGATGCCGAACAACGAGGAAATCGTTGGCCATTTCAACCTGCTCGCGGACATCAAGGCGGACATGGACCAGATGGGTCCGAATGCTGCGTTGACAGGGCGGGCAGGTGAATCGACATCGGGCCGGGCCATCCTGGCATCACAGCAGGGCGGGCAGACCGAGATTGCCACGCTGCTTGATCGGCTGCGCTGGTTCAATATCCGCATGTACCGGGCGATTTGGGACCGGGTACAGCAGTTCTGGACCGAGGAACGCTGGATCAGGGTGACGGATGACGAGCGCAACATGCGCTTCGTGGGTCTCAATCGGCAGGTTCCGGCCATCGAACTGTTGCAGGAGAAGATTGCCAACGAACCGCCCGCGAAACAGCAGCAGATCATGGCGCTGGCGCAGCAGGACCCACGGTCGCAGCAGATGGTCAGCGTGAACACCCTGGCGGACCTGGACGTTGACATCATTGTCGAGGATGCGCCGGACACCATCACCATCATGGCGGAGAACTTCGACCGGGTGGTGCAGTTGGCGCAGGCCGGGGTGCAGTTCCCGCCTGATGTGCTGATCGAGATGATGCCGGGCCTTCGGAACCGGGAGCAGTTGCTTGACCGGATGCGTGGCGGGCAGTCGCCGGAGCAGGCGCAGGCAATGCAGGAACAGCAGGAACTGGCGAAGCGCGGTGCTATGGCGGAGATCGCCAAGACCGAGGCTGAAGTCAAGGAAACCAATGCGAGCGCGCTCAAGGACATCAGCGCTGCTGCCAAGAATTACGCGGATGCAAGAGCGCAGACCGTATGAGACCCGCCGCCGGGGAACGGGCGTTTGATGGTGCCGCCGACCATGACGGGCGTTTGAGGAAAACCGATGAGCGATTTGCAGGACATTCTCGACGACAAGGAACCTGAACAGCCGGAGGAAGAGGTGAAGGCCACTGAGCCTGAGCCGCCGGAAAAGGGCGAAGAGGCACCCGAAGCGAAAGCAGAGGAAGCTTCTGAAGAAGTGGTGCCGCCGACCACCGAGAAGATGGTTCCCGAAGCCGCATTGCTGGCCGAACGCCGGAAGCGGCAGGCGTTGGAGGAACAGGAGCAGTTCTGGAAGGATCTGAAGGCGCAGAAGGAAGCCCAACCGGCTCCCGACCCGCTCGAAGACCCGGAAGGGGCCTACCGCACCCTGCAACAGACCGTTGACCAGCGGATTCTGAATGAACGCCTGAACATGTCGGAAATGATTCACCGGCAGGCGAAGGGCGATCAGGCAGTTGACGCGGCTGTCGAAGCGTGGGCGGAGGCAGTGCGCCAGAACCCCGCGATGCAGCAGCAGGCCATGCAGGTGCGAGACCCTTACGGGTTCGTTCTGAAGTGGCATGAGCAGCATACGCAGATCGCAGAGATCGGAAACCTTGACGATTGGAAGGCCAAGACGCGCGAGGCGCTGAAAGCCGAACTCATGGCCGAACTGAAGGCCACTCAACCCATCCAGCAACCGACTGACATGTCGGACGTGCCGTCGAAACCGCCGGGAACGCGCGGCTATAGCGGCCCAACACCGCTGGATGATCTTCTCAAGTAAGGCCCCCTGACCGGGGTCTTTTTTCATGGAGGCTCCCCAATGGCGGAGACCAATGCAGCTACCGGACTTGTTGTCGAACAGTGGGACGACAAGTTCTTCCGTGAGTACATCCAGGAATCGCCCTTCAAGGCGGCCATGGGTACTGGCGAAACCTCGATCATCCAGGTCAAGGAAAACCTCACCACCAAGAAGGGCAACCAGATCAACTATGCGTTGGTCAACCGCCTGACGAATGGCGGCGTCACCGGCAACGGTACGCTGGAAGGCAACGAGGAAGACCTGACCAGCCGCTCGCACGGCGTCACCGTCACCACCCGTCGCAACGGTGTGCGTGTCGATGAAGAGGAAGAGCAGAAGTCGGCAATCAGCCTGCGCAATGCGGCCAAGCCGACGCTGATGGACTGGGCAATGGAAGACCAGCGCGATCTGATCATCGAGGCCCTGGGTTCCATCAACGGCACTGCCTATGGCTCGGCTTCCGAGGCCAACAAGGACGCCTGGCTGGTTGACAACTCCGACCGTGTGCTGTTTGGCGCGGCTGTCGCCAACAACGCCAGCAACGACCATTCGGCGGCGCTGGCTCAGATCGACAGCACGAACGACACCCTCACGGCGTCGGCCCTGTCGCTTCTGAAGCGTATCGCCCTGACGGCCAGCCCGAAGATCAAGCCGATCCGCGTGGCTGGTGGCAATCGCCGGTACTTCGTCGCCTATGCCAACCCGCGTGTCTTCCGTGACCTGAAGAATGATTCGACCATCATTCAGGCGCAGCGAGACGTGCAGCTTCGCGAACAGAACAACAAGCTCTTCGAAGGCGGGGATCTGGTCTGGGACGGCATCGTCGTGAAGGAAGTCGATGACATCGGGGTTATCTCCGGCGTCGGCGCTTCCGGCATCGATGTCGGCCCGATCTACTTTTGTGGCGCGCAGGCCCTGGGCTTTGCGTGGGCGAGGCGCTGGCGCACCACGACCGAGGTCTTCGACTACGGCTTCAAGCACGGCTGTGCGGTTTCGGCCATGTACGGCGTGGAGAAGCTGACCTTCGGTTCGGGTTCGGGTGACACCGGCGACCTGAAGGACCACGGCGTTGCTACCGGGTATTTCGCGGCGGTCGCGGATTCCTGATCTGACTAGGGGCTGAGGGAAACCTTGGCCCCTTTTCTCTCTCAAGACACAGGAGGCCATGACAATGGCTGCTGAAACTCTGACCGCCACACGGGCGGCATCCACCTTCCCCGTTGCTGGCGACGGCATGGCGGGGAACCTGAAGGTTGCCACCGGCACCTATGAACTGGCTGCGAACGTCGAGGACGGCGACATCTTCGAGATGTGCAAGGTTCCGGCGAACGCCGTTGTGGTCATGGGCTGGGTGTACGGCGACGATCTGGACACCGGCACCGAGGCGCTGGATATGGACGTGGGCTGGGCTGCCAACGGTACCGATGCTGCGGACCCGGACGGCTTCGGCAATCTCGGCGTCTGGACCGGCGATGCGGTGGCAGGCATCAAGCCGGAAGTGGGCATTCACTACCCCTTCTCCGGTGTGCTCTACACGGGCGGCCCGAAGAAGTTTGCTGCGGAGACCACCATCCAGGTGGAGGCCAATGTGGCGGCGAATGCAGGCGGCACCGGCACCCTGACGGTTGTCGTGCTGTACTTCATCGACAGCACCTTCACGGTCTGAGGTTGAGGGGGCGGCTTTCGGGTCGCCCCTGATCCCATGAAGTTCAAGTTCATCGGAAACGGACAGTCGGACCCGGAAGCGGTCACGCTGTTCAGCCATCGCTTCCCGCTGGGTGAGCCGGTGGAAGTCAAGGACGCCTTCCTGATCTCGAAGCTCAGGGGCAACAACCACTTTGCGGAGGTCCGCCGTGTCAGTCGCAAAAGCACAGATCAGGAATGAGGTCCTCGAAGACCTTGCCGTTGTGGCGGCGGGGGAAACGCCATCGGCGGCAGATGCGTCCCGCGTGGACAGCGCCATTGAACGGCTGAACGAGGAACTGGTTGCGGACGGCATCAGCTATTGGGCCACCAGCGCCGTCCCTGATGACGTTGTGGAGCCGTTCAAGGCCCTTGTGGCATTCAGGGTAGCCAAGGCGTTCGAAGTGGACCCACAGCTACGCGCGGAGCTTCGCAGCGAAGCAACCCCGGCATATACCCGGCTGGTGGCACTGACGGCAAAGCGGGACACGACCGGCGAACCGATCCGGGCTGAATACTTCTGATGCCTGCGGTCATCTTCGCCCGTCAGTCGTACCAGTCCAAGGCCGTTCCGGCGCAGGCACAACGGCTGCTGAACTATTTCGCGGAGAACAACCCCGACAACCCGGCGGAGCCTGTCACGCTGCTCGGGACGGACGGCGTTGCGGCCTTCGTGGATCTGAGCGGTCAGGTGGTCCGGGCCATGCAGGCCATGGGCGATTATCTCTATGCCGTGGTGGATACGACCGTCTGGCGCATCGACAGCGCCGGGGCAACAACGAACCTCGGCACCATCAACGATGACGGCAACCCCTGTCGTCACGCGCATGACGGAACCAATTGGGTCATTCTCTCCGGTTCGCGGGGATGGGTGGCCACGTCTTCAAGCCTGACGGAAATCACGGACGCGGACTTCAAGGCATCGAAGGACGTGGCGTGGCAGGATGGCCGGTTCATCTTCATCGAGGACGGCACCGACAGTTTCTTCATCAGCGCCACGAACAATCCGCTGGCCTATGACGCGACCGAGTTTGCCTCGGCGGAGGGTTCGCCGGATGACCTGGTGGCCATCGTCTCCGACCGGCGACAGTTGGTCCTGTTCGGGGAACAGACGACCGAGTTCTTTTTCAACAGCGGCAACGTTGACTTCCCCTTCGAGCGCATTCAGGGCGCGGTGATGGAAGTGGGTTGCGGGGCCACTGGATCAGTCGCAAGGCTGGACAATACGATCTTCTGGCTGGCCAACGACCGGACGGTCAGGCAGGCCAACGGGCTGGACCCGGTGCAGATCTCGACATTCGGCATTGAAAGCCAGATCGAGGCGCTGACCAGCATCAGCGATGCGGAAGGCTTCGCGTACAGCAAGGGCGGGCATCAGTTCTATGTGCTCCGCTTTCCCGGCTCGCATACGTTCGTCTATGACGCGCGAACGGGTCTCTGGCATGACCGGGGGTCGTATGACCGCAACGACTGGCGTGTGACCTGTCACGCGGAGGCGTTCGGCAATCACTATGCCGGGGACGCCCTGAGCGGCAAGATCGGCAAGCTGGACACGGACACGCACACGGAATGGTCAGAGACGATCATCTCGTCTGCCACGTCGGCCCCGTTCGTTGACGCGACCAACCGGTTGGCGAAGTTCCGAAACCTGGAGTTCGTCCTGAACAGCGGCACGACCATCGGGTCAACTGACCCGCAGATCGTGCTGGACTGGTCCGATGATGGCGGGCGGACGTTCAGCGAGTTCAAGCCGCAGCAGTCATTGGGCAAGCAGGGCGAGTTTGCGAAGCGGGTGCGGTTCACGCGGCTTGGATCGTCGCGGCGCAGGGTGTTCCGGGTGACGGTATCGGACGCGGCGCGGCGGGACATCATAGGCGCATATGCGGACGTGACATGAGCAGGCCACCCCCGAACAGCAGGCAGCGCATCACAGGCCCGGCGGGGTTCCCGACACGTGCGGAACTCGAACGGCAGGCAGCGGACCAGGAAGCGGACAGCGCGACCAGCGACGACCTGACCGAGGCACTGAATGTGACCGATCTTCTGGTCAGTCGCGCGGTTGCCCGCATCGGCGCGGTGCAGGCCCGGCTTGATGCACTGGAAGCGGAGAACACGGCACTCACGCAGCGTGTGGCCGATCTTGAAATCGATGTGGAGACGCGATAATGGCGCGGACGGCAAAGAATCTGGCTCAGGGGCAGTTGGCGGCTTCAACGGCGGCGATCTACACCGCCCCGGCAAGCACAACGGTCATCATCACCGGGCTGACCCTGACGAACAGCGACGACGCGACGGCCTATGCGGCGAACCTGTACTTCGTGGAGAACGGCTCTGCCGCATCGGATGCCAAGCTGTTCCTGAATGACAAGAGCGTGGCGGCGAAGGAGACGGTTGACCTTGCCACCCTGCCCATTCTCGACGCGGGGGATGCAATCCATGGTGACGCGGCGTCTGCATCGAAGATCAACTACCTGCTTTCGGGTGTGCTGGTCACGTGATCCGCTTTGCGAAGCCGGAAGACATGTCTGCTTTGCTGGAGATCGGCGAGCGGTTCTACCGGCTGACGGAATACGTTGATGCAGCCCCGTTCGACCCGGTTTCGGTTGGCAACGTCATTGCGCACCTGATGCAGAACGGCGCTGTCATCGTATCGGATGACGGGGGCGTCACGGGCGTGATTGGCGGGATGATTACGCCGCTCTGGACCAATGCCAGCGTGAAGGTGGCGCAGGAAGCCTTCTGGTGGTCCGACGCGGACGGTACGGCGCTGCTGGATGCCTTCGAGGCATGGGCATCGGTCAACGGTGCTGACGTGATCCGCATGGGTGCGCTGGCAAAGAGCAAGGCCAAGGTGATGGCCCGGTTCTACAGGCGGCGGGGATACAGCCCGGACGAAACATTTTTCATGAAGGCGGTGTGACATGGCAATCGGCAGCACGGCGGCAATTCTCGGCGGCGCGGCAATCAGCGGCGCTGCGTCTCTCGCATCGGCTTCCAGCGCATCGGGCGCAGCGAAGGACGCGGCGCGGGCGCAGTCCCAGGGCATCGACAAGCAGATTGCCTTTCAGCAGGACGCATTCAACGCACAGAACCGGCTTCTGGCTCCGACGCGGCAGATCGGCTTTGGGGCGCAGGACATGCTGTCGCGGTTGTTCCTTGGTACGGGTTCGCCGCTGGCGCAGTCTGCCTTCGAGACCGGCACCCCGTCACAGGGTGCGGTTCCCGACATTCTCGGCCCGAACGCAGGCCAGACGGTAACGGGCGGTCAGGGGGCCACGACGCTTGTCGGTAACGCGGGTGGGGACACGCTGAACGCATTGGGCGAGGCGAAGTTACAGAATCTTGTCGCGGCGGAAGTCGGCACCCCTGAAAGCATCCGGGCGAACCTGCTCAATCAGCCTCAGTACACCACCCCGGGTCAGGTGGCCCCTGTGGCGACCGTGGACGCCGGTTCCGACGCGCCGGGTACATTCCAGCCCGGTTCGGAGGAATTCGATTTCTCGGGCTTCTATGAAAGCCCCGGCTACCAGTTCCGTCTGGAGGAAGGCAACAAGGCGCTGGAAAACCGTCTCGCCGCATCGGGCAG